ACAATTAACTATACATTAGAAGATAATGCACTGCATACTCTTAAAATAGTTGTTACAGACAGTGCCAATGCTACAGTAGAAAAAGTTGTAAGCGTAAGCAGAGGAATTGCATCCCTTCCAAGTGGTTCTACAACAGATGAAGTTACAAATAAATGGATAGAAATTAAAGATGCATTTAAAACTGGTAAAACAAGTATTATAAATACTTTAGCATTAAAGAATATAGAGGCAAGCTTGAATAATACACTAGTTGAGTTATCAGAAAAGATAAAGCAGTCTTTTGATAGTTCAGATGCTAGTGTACAAGAGTTAGAAAATCAATTACTAATTGCAGAAAACGAAAAAGTAGGAGGATTATTATAATGAATATAAATAATGTTGTAGTAAGAATATTAGCAGAGAGGATTTTGAATAAAGGATTAAATCCCTTAAAAAATAGAGAGTTTCAACTTGATGATGTAACTAATGCAGAGTACAGAAAAGCAGTAGAGGATTATATTATAGAGCATAGTGGAGTAGTAGAAGGAGCAGAACCAACAAAATAGGTTCTTTTTTTATTTCAATTAATTAGGAGGCTTACATGAATGAAGAACTGTTCGAAGCAGATTTAAAAAGACATGAAACAAGAATAAATAAGCATGGAGAAGAAATAGACGAATTAAAGATAGCAAATATAGAGTCTAAAGCAGAATTAAAAGCATTGTGTGAGAATCTAAACTCACTTACAAGTATGCTCAAATGGCTAATTGGAACAATGATTACAACACTTATAGGTTTCTTTATATTTGCAATACAAAGAGGAATATTTTAATTAATTAGGAGGTTAAAAGATGGATAATTTAATAAGTTTTATACCAGAGCAGTTGCTAATTTTAGTAGCTGCTCTTTATGTTATAGGAGCAGGTTGCAAAAAATATAAACAACTAGATAATAAGTATATTCCAGTAGTGTTATTAGCACTTGGAATAGGATTTTCAATATGGATGTTAGGACTAAATGCTGATTCAGTACTGCAAGGTGTAATTTGTTGGGGAGTTGCAATAGGTATAAATCAAACTTACAAACAATTAAAGGAGGAAAATAAATAATGAAAATAGGTGTAAATTGTGGACATACAAAGACAGGGGCAGGAAGTGGAGCTATAGGGAAAATAAATGAATCAATAGAAACTAGAAATGTAGGATATAAAGTAATAGATAAATTAAAAACTCTAGGTAACAATGTAGTTGATTGTACTATAGATAAAGCATCTACACAAAGTGAGTGTTTGTCTAAAATAGCAACACAAGCAAATAGACAAGATTTAGATTGGTTTATAAGCATACATTTTAATGCAGGAAAAGGACGAGGATGCGAAGTTTACACATACAAAGGCAAACAGTATCAAGATGCTATAGACGTTTGTAAAAAAATCTCTGATTTAGGATTTACAAATCGAGGGGTAAAAGATGGAAGTGGATTATATGTAGTAAAGAAAACAAAAGCTAAAAGTATGCTAATAGAAGTATGCTTTGTGGACAGTGAAGATGCAAATAAGTATTTGAGTTTAGGAGCTGATAAATTAGCTACTGCAATAGTAGAAGCTATAACTAAACATATAAGTTCAGCAGAAGAAAACAATTATAATAGATATAAACATACAATAGTGTACAGTGGTGATGATAAAGTATCGGCAGACATTTTAGGATTATATTATAAGAGAGAAAAAGAAAGTTATTTAGTTACAGATATAAAAGACTATAAACCACATAGAACACAAAATTTGTATGTAATTGGTGGAGTAACTTGTAATAAAATGAAGGAAATGAGTAAGACTACAGGAGAAAAATTTACTCAACTATATGGTAATGATGTATGGTCAACAATGGATAAAGCTATAGAATTTGTAAAAGAAAAATTGTAGAGTTAAAGGTGAGAATATGTTAATACAAGAGAAAAGTTTTTATCCAAACGATATTTACCCCAAAATAGACTTTCTCAAAATAAAAAGGCAGTTAAAATCAATATACAAGAATGATTTATCAGACTGTGGGAGCATATGTATAATAGAAAGAAAAGACTATTCTTTAAGTGTAAATAGCATAGGTGAAGTGAATATATACTATGATTTAAAGTTTAAGCAATGTGTTCAAGATGCAGTAAAAGACATTGAATTAATGTTTAAAAGTCAAATTAGAAGTTTTTATTTGATAGATAGATTAGAAGGTAGCAACTAGTTAGTTGTTACCTCCTTTTTTACACCTCAATTAAAACAGTTTTTATAAAAGATAGTATTTTACAAATAAGTAAAATTGATAATTCAAGTTAAAGATATTTACTTACATTTTGCCTACACTTTATATACAATTTCTAGACTATTTTGTAATTCACATAATATATATTAAATGTAATATATATTATATGAAAATAACAAGGTATATAATTACATGTAAAAAATGTATTAAATTGATAATGATTATTATATACTGGTTAATTATTAATACAAAGGGTATTACAAATATAAAGGATATCAAAATTGTTCAGAAAAGAGTATAGTATGAGAAAATATTAAACTTTAATGAAAAAAGTAACATGTTTATATAATCATAAAAATAAAAATATATAGAGCAGATGTATAAAAACTTAGTATATATGAGAAAATATTAATAATATTTGTTGTTGGAATGTAAATATTAAAATGGTATAATTTAGGTAACAAATCTTAAATTATACTCTTGGAGGTATATTTATGGAAAGATTTGTTTACAAGGGGGAATTTAATATGAATAATTATTCAATTATGTTTGAAAATAAGTCTATTTTAGATTTAAAACAAACATGCTATTTAGATAGCTTATATAATTTATTTGAAGAAAAAATTCAGTATGTAACTAAAACTCTAAAAAATAACAATATAGAAGAGGATGAATGGGATATACAGTTTATAAAAGAAGATGCCTTGCAGTCAATTAAAAATATAGAAGAAGATTTTATTACTGATAAAACATTAGATTGGAGAATCAATTTATCAAAAATAATAAAGAAAGTATTAGATAAAAGCAAGGCTAACTTTAAAATAGCAGATGAAATGTATCATAATCCTATGAAGAAAAGTGAACAGTATTATGATTTATTAAGTAATATCTTTGATAATTTAGAAGAGCTTATATGTATAAAATATAAAGAATACGAAATTTCTAGAAATATCAGGTTTACTAATATTGGAAATTTAGTTAACAATGATAACTCATCAAATTATATAGACAATGAACATATTGAATTTGATTTTAACTTTAAGTTTGAAATAGAGGATTATGATAATGATGATTATGCATTGGCAGCTTAGATTTTGGAGGAAGATTAATGGAATTAGATAAAATGAAGTATAGAAAATTAGTTAATGATGTGGAACTAGTAAATGTGCTAATTAAAAATATTGAATTAAGTGATGTTATATTACATAAAGATGAAAATATCAAAAATGAAAGTATTAAATGTGATGTTAATATGAAATATGAGTGTGAAGAATTTAAAAAATTATCAGAAGTAGTAGAATTTTATCCTAAATTTAACTTAAGAATAGAATGTCAAGGAGAAGGTTTGGTAAATTTAAAATTTGAACTAAGGGCAATTTATAAATTTAATTCAATAGAGGATTATGAAGATGATTATATATTAATGTTTATAGAACGAAATGTTCCAGTTAATATATGGCCTTATGCAAGAGAGATAATAAGTTCCATCACAACTCGTATTGGATATCCTGCTCTAGTAATTTCTCCATATAAGGCATAATATGAGATTGAAATTTAAATCTAAAGAGAGTACTAGCAGGGAAAAACATCAGTCAGCAGAATCTCTAGCAAAGTTTATGTTAAACAATAAATCGTTCTTAGGTATAACACTGTCAATATTAGATGAATGGAAAAATAATATTGATAGTAGTAAAATTGAGGATATTGTAAAAAATAATTTTAGATTTGAGGAATCTATAATTAAAGATAAGAACTATAAAGAGTTTATAAAATTATTAAACTCATTTTATAACGGAACAGAAGATGAGTTAAACGGTAGAAGAGGAAGATTTTTAGAGTTGATTTGGGATGTTGTAGGAACATATAACGGAAAAGAATTTACACAAAAAATAGATGAGGCCATAGTGTTAGAAAATGAAGTGAAAATATCAGAAAAAGATATAGATATTGTCTATATAGGCGAAATTAAAGATAAAGGGATAGCAAATTTTATTGAAATAATATTTTGAAGTTTCATTAAGTATTTTTCAGATTCAGAAAATCCTTCTAGTGTAGAGAATATATTACCACTTTTTATATCTTTAGCAGTGCTTGTTAAAATATCAAAGATTATATCTATGTATTTATAAATTTCATCATAATTTTTTAGTACGATAATGAAAATTACCTCATCACCAAGAACTCTCCAAAGTTGTGCTTTAAGGTTTTCATAAACTCTATATTGTAACTTACGAATTATATGTGATAATACCTTAGCCCATCCGCTATAATTTATATTTTTATATAATGATGAATTAGCTATATCAAAAGAAAAGAACAAAATCACTTCTGGATGATTAGGTTCTTTTTCTTTTTCATAAATATCAGTATTAATATTTTCTTGAAGTTTTTCCTTATACTTTTTAAGATTAAAAGCGTTTTCGTTTTTAGCTGAATTATGAACATTATTTACATTTTGAGTTTTATATTCTTTATCATCTACCATTGTAAATATCCTAACCATTTCCCTCTATTAGATGCTGCATAAGAGGAAACATTAAAGTATTCTGCAATTTTTGAAGTATCGACCTTATTACCTACTGTGTTTTCATCCATAATTCTTTTATATTCATGTTTAGGCATCAACAAGGCTGCTGCAAATTCATTGGATTGATACTCCTTATTGGTATTGCCACTTCTAAAATACTGATTTCCATCTTGACTATTCCATAGTTCATCATCAATGCCATAACCCATGTGTAAAAATAAATGTCCAAGTTCATGAGCAATGGTAAAATTCTTTCTGGTATCTGGTTGATAAGGAGATACCACTATTTCAAATGAATCATCAACTTTTCTAATAAATCCATCAGAGTATCCACTTAAAGAACTATCTTCTATTACCTTGCCTCCTAAAGCATCAACAACTTGATTTATATTTACTATTGGAATTTGGATTTTGTATGTTTGGATAATATCTTGGGTTATATCATTAATTAGCTCTCTGATTTTGAAATCCATAAAATCACATCCTTATATAATATTTTATTTAAATAATTATTTATTATAATATTCATTATATCAAAAACTATTTTTTTTGGTACATTTAATATTAATTATTTTCATTAACCTTTTGTATTATACAATATAATTATACCATATAAAAACTGTTTTTTGTCGAATGTATGTTTGAAAAATAAAAATTAGTAAATTATCTTAAAAATAATTAGATATACTTTGGAAGCAATAAGAATATTAACAATAAGATAAATCGTTGAAATACCAACATGTGTTAAATAATAACAATAAACAAATAATAAAATTTTAGATTTCAGAATATGAAAGAACCAAAAAACGATTAACTAGTAATCTTAATTAAATTCATTTAGTTGATGTTAAAGTATGAAAACTATAGTAGAAGTTGTAATAATAAAACGAACGAAAATTATCATACTAAAATATAAGACATGCTATAATTGTATTAGATAAATGTTTGAATATATACCAAAAGTACTCTTTTTATAAGGGTGCTTATTTTTTTGAAATTCATTAACATATAAACTATCAAGAACATTACTCAACACACCTTAAAATTGATTTAAATAGGTCTTTTTCATAAAGTAAATTATATGATATAATAAAAAAGTAAATATGTAACCCCAATGCATCTTTACTGAGTCAAACATTATTATATAGAGCATTCTTCATTATGGAGAGTGCTTTTTTCATTTCTTTGAATAATCATGTTGATTATTTATAATATTTTCATTTAATTTATCTTTATCTATCAAATTTAATGCACAATTAATACAAATGTTAGTTTTCATATGACTTTTCTTATGAAAAGTAATATACTTATTATCATCTTT